CATCGTAGTAAACTTTTTTAAATGTAGATCCTGATAGTGGTAAGTAATATAACATTTGATCCATGTCAGTTGTGTAGTCCTCCATCTTCTCCATAAGAAGATAGTTCATATATTCTTTGACTCGATCAGCTTGTTGTTCGGTGTTCGGTGTACGAAGACCTAGAACCTGTGTTCTAACTGGACCATCACTTGGTAATAATTCTTTGTATGCTGAAGCTTGGAAAGTCGTAGCACTTTCACTTAACAACGGATGGGTGACACCTGAAGCTCCTTTGAAAGGTCTTGATTGTTCGTTGTATTTTACACCAAGAAGATCTAAACCTTTTGTATAACCCTCTTCCCATTCTTTTCTAGATTCTTTGTCTTTTTTGTATTCAGAAATTAACTCCATCCCTAATCGTTTTAGAGTTCTTTCATCCATATCTTCAGCTAAGTTAGCATTGAAATCGTCTACTACATCCTCTTCGACAGTTTCTTCTCCCTCAATCTGAACTTCTGGTGGAAGACCTTCAGGTTGTTCCTGAATCTCTTCAACTTTAGTTTCTTCTTCAATATTTTCGTTAATTCCCTTTTCTACAGCCATAGTTTAATTTATCATAAGGTTTTAAATATATCCACTACTAAGCCACCTTGAGACTTATAGAGCTTCTGTGTGTATGCCATATTAGGTTTGACTTCAATAGCAAAAGCATCGAAATACAACCGTGGGTCATTTTCAGGTATAAGTTTATATCCTTTCATAGGAGCATTTGATGCTGTTTCGTGATACTCACTTATAATTTTTTTTCCTCCAAGACGAGGAGGATAAGCAAATTCATTTTTTGCCACCTCTTTGTAAGGTTTCTTAGGATCAGATAAAGATAGTTTAACAGTTCCTGCTTTTGAATCATTAAACTTTGCAGCTTTCTTCATTAGTTGAGGCATTACAGCTTGTCCTTTTCTATCAATACCTTTACCATTTGCATATCCATAAAATCTTTCATTACCTGCTTTGTAACCTTGTCTAAAATGTAATTTGTTAAATGGCATTACAGCCACATAATCTATATTTTCTTTTGCTGCTTTATTCATTAAAAATTTAAGAGCATAATCTCCATAAGCATCAGCATCTAACAAAGGAAAGTAATCTAATTTTGATCCCGCTTCTCCGTAATTATCTGCTTGTTGAAACGTATTGTTAATTTGTTTATTTACACTTTTTAAATCATCAGAGATGACTCTTGATTTATTAAATTGATTTTTAGCAATAGCATCGTCCATATCTTTTAATAGTTTTGTTCTTGAGTTAACAAGTAGATCTAGTTCAATGTCCTTTTGAAATGGGTTGATTCTTCTTTCTCCCTTAAAGGCCTCTGTAGCAGTTAATTTTTTTGCAATTTGTTGATTAGCATCAGATTGTATTTCATGAATGACCATGGCTTTTTTTCCGTCAGGCGTTATTCTTGTGTCGTATCTCACATGAAATAAATTATTTTTTAAATCTGAATAATGACCCATATTTCTCATTGCTTCTTTATTTCCTAAAATAGGTTCATCAAGAACGAACACCGTTTCTCTATAATTTTGACCACCTGGAAATGTGTAATCTCCTTCATTGCCATATTTTGTAGGTCTCACATTACCACCACCTTTAGATATCCTAACAACCTCATCTACGCCACCTAATACACCATTTATTTGTACTCTTGCATTTTGTGTAAGATCCGTTGCTTTTTTCAAGTCTGACAAATTTGCTCTTAAATTAGCATAATTTTGTGCAATACTATTTTGATCTCCTGTCTGTATCGCTCTCTTTAAACCCTCTAACTTTCTTATTAAATCTGGAAATATTGGATTCCCTGGATTTGTTTTTGCTAAATCATTAATTCGACTTGTAGCACCTTTTAAAATTGTATCTACTTTCGGTGAAGTAAACACACCACCGTACTCAACAGGTTTTAATCTATTAACAGGATTCATCTTAATCATGTTACCAATATCTTGTGCTGATAACTTTAAACCAAATCTTTTAGCTGCACCTATCAATCCACCAGTAATGTTTCCAACTTCATCAAAGGTTGCAAGGTTAGTATCAAAAAGTTCTTCTTTACTGATGGTTGCCTCTTTACCAGCAAACCTAGAACCTCTATCATAAGTAAATCTTTTGGGTCCTCTTTCAGTTCTTGTTGCGTTTTTACCAAACACTTTGTAATTAACTTTTCTTGAAGAAGTTAAATGATTTATCCATTCATCTGCAGAATACTTACCTGGTCCTTTTCTCATTACCCAATCATAAGTTGATGAACCAAAGGCAGGTTGTCTTGTTTCACCCATCAATAGATCATCTGTAATATTACGATCTACCTTGACAGGAACTTGTGCGTCTTGTTTAGCTAATTGTTTTGCTGTTTGTTTTTTTGCTTCAGGTGTGTAGGTAATTAATTTTTGAGACTCTCCTGATACAGGGTCAGTCTTTTTTCTTTTGAGAAGTTTAGATATTCCCTGTTTAAAAAGTTCTTTAAGGGCCATTGACCCTCCTAGTACATTTTCGTAGGTTTGTTTCTACCTAGTTTACACTTAACGTTTACAGACCTACCTGTCTTATAACCAACTGGGTTTGGTCTCATCATCATGCCACCGCCCATTTTTTTGTTACCTTTTTTAACTTGTTCTTGTAGCTTTTCTACAGCCATATCTTCTTCGAGACCTCTGACAGCATCTTTTTCTCTTTTAATTCTTTTTCTTTTTTCCATTTTTCTTTTTAAAAATTCTTTTGCTCCCAATCCTA